TCCAGATGGAACCACCCTCCCTGTAAGCGGCTATCTTCTCTACGAAGACGCTGACCATAAGGGCGAGAACCACGAACTGCTTTCAGTCTTAGGAGAAGACGGTGCCGTATGGACGTGTCAGTCAGCGACATTTAAACGAAGCTTTACGCAAATGGCAGACCTCTTTGAGGATGAACCATTCTCCATCAAGAAGATGTCAGGCGTGACTAAAACAAATAAGGATTATGTAGATTGCTGCCTTGTAATGTAGCATATGTATAAAAGATTGGGGCATATGCCCCTTTCTTTTTACAGAAAGGAGCGGTTATGGCTAAGAGAAAACCTAAGTTAACAGATGTAAAACAGGCATACCGTAGAGAAAGACAACGAATACAACGTCAGATTAACCGAATGACTAAACGAGGATATGACGTACCCGAATTACTCCCTAAAATTCCAAAGAAAATCACCGAAGCCAGCGTGCGTAGACTTAAAAAGATAACCATTGAAAAGCTCTACAAAGAATCCAGATTCATTGATTTTGAAACAGGCGAAATCTTAACCTCAAAGGAAGGGCAAACGCTAGAGCGTTCCAGAAGGAAAAAGCCAAAGCAGAAAGTTCAAGCCCCGCCTCCAATCCCAGTAGCCCCACCAGAACCCGATTATGTAATGTTTGACAATCAAATACTTACAGTTTTTACTATGGAAATGACCGAAATATTTGGTCGTAACGAGAAGCTGTTTAATTACATAACTCGTTGGTATAACCAGGCTTTAGAGAAATATGGCGCAGAGGAAATGGCTGAAGCACTTGAGCAAGCCAAGGCTCAAGGAATGTTCCCCGGATGGGAAGCTGTATCTGATAGTGAAATACTAGTTGGAAAGTTGGAAGCAATAACCAATCTTATGGCAATAAACTCCGAATCACGTGAGGAACTGTTTGAGGAGTTAGAGCAATTGGAGGATTGGACGGAAGGGGAATAACAGAATGTGCGTACGCGAAACTATGAATATTATATGGCGGACTTTGAAACAACGGTATACGAAGGTCAGACATACACAGAGGTTTGGGCGGCAGCGGTAGTTAAGTTATGGGATGATAAGGTAGAAATATTACATTCATTTCCAGAATTTTTAGATTACATGTGTGACAAGAAAACCAATATTATATGTTATTTTCATAACATAAAGTTTGACGGTAACTTTATCTTAGACTATCTGTTAAGAAATGGATATAAGTGGAATCGTGTAGCCGAAGGTAAAATGTTAAACAAGCAGTTTAAGTGTGCGATAAGTGACAGAGGGCCATGGTATTCTATTACAGTTAAAATGCATAATATGGTAATAGAATTTAGGGATTCTTACAAGCTGTTACCGTTCTCAGTTAAACGTATTGGAAAAGGATTTCAGACAAAACACCAGAAACTTGACATGGAATACGAAGGATTCCGTTATGCTGGATGTGTGATAACAGACAAAGAAAAAGAGTACATACGGAATGACGTACTTGTAGTCAAGGAAGCCCTTGAGATAATGTTTGAGAGAGGTCACCAAAAGTTAACTATAGGCTCATGCTGCTTAGATGAGTTTAAGTCTACTTATGACAAAATAGACTATAAAAATTTCTTTCCCGATTTAACGGAGGTGCAAATAGATGCAGAAATATACGGCGAATGTAATGCAGATAGATACATCCGACACAGCTACAGGGGTGGATATTGTTATCTGGTCAAGGGCAAAGAGAATAGAAAGTACTCGCACGGTTGGACGGCAGACATTAACAGTTCATATCCATCAAACATGTCGTCTGAATCAGGGAACCGATACCCAGTAGGAATGCCTAAGTTTTGGCAAGGAGATATCCAAAACCTACCAGCACAAAGTTATTACTTTGTTAGAATTAAATGTAGGTTTAAGATAAAAGAAGGAATGCTCCCCACAGTACAGATAAAGGGTAGCTTTTTATATAATGGAACTGATTATTTAACAACATCTGATATCTATGATTATTCATCAGGTACATACAAACGTTATTACATGCGAAAAGGCAAATTACACGACACGCAGATAACAATGACTATGACCTGTGTCGACTATGAGTTATTTTTACAGCACTATGATGTTTATGATTTACAGGTATTAGATGGATGTTGGTTTAGAACGGAGATTGGGTTATTTGATGAATACATGTACAAATATAAGGCTATTAAGGAATCATCACAAGGGGCAGAACGGGAACTTGCAAAGTTATACCTTAATAATCTATACGGAAAATTCTCCGCGAACGATTCGTCTAGTTATAAAGTGCCGTACATCAACAAGAAAAACGTATTGGGTTTTGAACTGGTGGAGGAACATGAGAAGAAGCCAGGGTACATTGCAATAGGTTCCGCGATTACATCATATGCAAGGAGGTTTGTTATCAATGCGGCTCAAGCGAATTTTCACGGGGTTGAAAATGACGGATTCATATACTGTGATACTGATTCGATACACTGTAGTGGCGACCCCGAAGATTGTAAAGGAATCAAGGTTCATCCGACCAATTTCTGTGCGTGGAAATTGGAAAGCTATTGGGACAATGCTATATTTGTACGGCAAAAGACGTATATTGAGCATATCACCCACGAAAACGGGATTAGGATTGATAAACCCTATTATAGTATACGTTGTGCTGGAATGTCAGAGGACGCGAAACAAGAATTTATCAAAGAGCACACAATTGAGGAGTTTAGAGAAGGATTGAAACTAAAGGAGGGATTGAAGCCAATTAGAATGCCCGGAGGGGTGTTACTTGTAAAGAAAGGATACGACATGCGACCTAAGGTTCATAAGAAAATTAAGGAGGATTAAAAATGCCACTTTGGTTATTGTTGATAATAGTAGTATGTGCGATAAAATATGACGAATGGTTTTAATTATTTGCGCAAATAATTAAGCATTAACAAAAGAGAGGATACAACATCCTCTCTTTTTATATCATTACGTGGGGTGTAACAAGGGGCATTCCAATTACCGTTTAACCCAGCGGCACCTTTTACAGTGTGGATTCCACCAGCGTTCAATGCTACATAACCCACGGTGATACCTATAAAATTTTAATTCTCGTGCTTTCTAATTAGCTGTTCACATTCCTCCGCTGTTAATTTACACTGGCAACATTGGCAATATTCTCCCGTTGCGTCACATCCATAATCCTCATCATACTCATTCCCATTGCGAAATGGGATAACTATGACATAAGGGCAATTATAAAAATTCATATACTATTCCTCTCTCCAGAACTCACGGAAATATTAATATGATAGCATCTGTATAACCATTTGTTTACTTTCCAAATTCTTGAATCTGAAACAACCCTTATTAAACAACATTCTAAAATTATTAATGATTAAAGCGTTTTTAGCCAACATGACGTAGTTAATATTATGGTCATCAGTCGTGAGTGAAAGTTTAGTTGGAAACGAAGCGTCATATTTATCAGTCACGTACATAATTCCTAAAGTCTCATAGTCATAAATCGCATAGTGTTTGTTAAGATATTTGATTGTGTACAGGTATCTGCCACGACCCTCCGGTTGCTCAATGAAGGAATAATTATCGTTAAGATAAACATTTTGAGAAGCGTAAGCCACATATTCGCTGGACGCGAAAGCCCTGTTAAAACCTGATTCTAACTGTGCATCAGAAGCAGACTGTATAAAACCTTGTTCCAGAACATAACCATCCCCTTTAAGAAAATTCGTATCTCGTTTTAGCCTGGTAGAAATTCCCAACGCTGAGTAATATGGGTTAAGCAAACTAACCGTATTGCCGCACATATAGACGGGCACATAGCGAATCTGTTTACCGTTACCTCGTGCAATACTAGTATGCACTGACAGCAGTTTCCTAATTTCATCCGAGCAATACTTTCCTGTTTCGCTCTGAAATTCATCCATCAGCATGCGTTCCACATCATTAAACAGGTGACTATATTTCTTTATCGCGTCAGCGTTGTTAAGCGCAATAGCGTAGCCGCAAGGCTCATCATTCAGAAATAATTCATGGAATATTCCTTTTGCCATGGGCTTACTAGTCATAGTATCATCTGGATAAAACAACCCATGAATATCCTTGAAAAACTTTTCAGCCACGTCAGACAATTCATAATTGAATCTATAAATCAAACAAAATTTTCCTTGACCAGCTTTAAATTTTTTAACGAAGTAACGGTTAAACCAGGTTGTCTTACCTCCCGTACGGTTAGTGGTTACTAAAAACAATTCTGGGTTTTTACCGTTAATATCTTTCATGGACAAAAGCTTTGTTCCGTCATAGTAAGCCATAGTTTGTCTAGCGCGAAGCGCGTATTTCCACGAAGGGGAATTGGCTTCACTAACCTCCTTTATTTGGAAATGTTGCAAATGCAACACTTTTCAATCTTTTTATTTACATCTATATTATACCATAAATATGTTGCAATTGCAACACTTTTGTGCTATAATAAAAGATAGGAAGGAGGATGTAGCAATGAAATTGCTTTACGAAGTAAGTGTTCCATCAAAAAGCGAATGGAACGATTGTTCTGCCTGTAGGAGTATCGCAAGTAAAGATAAGAGCGGCTGTTAATGTTAACGTTTTAAATGTGGGTGTTATATCTAACGCGGGCATTAATCAGTGTAATTCCATCAGATTCCCTATTATAGATGGTAAATCTCCAAACACTTTTACGGCGTTTAATAATGGGGATAGTGCTGGAAATTTATACGTTTTTATCGAGGAATTGGGGGGTATACCTGACCCACATTACTTCACGGGAGGTGTCGCAAGTGAATGATATTGTAAGCATCATTAGTACCGTAGGATTCCCAATTGCTCTTACTTTAATCCTACTTTGGTACATCTATGACAGTAACAACAAGCACAAAGAGGAGATTGATAAAATGTCAGAAGCATTAAATAATAACACTTTGGCGTTAACCAAACTCCTTGACAGAATGGAGAGTGACAAAATTGTTTAATGGTATTGACGTTTCTCGGCACCAAGGGGATATTAATTGGGAACTGGTAAAACCAAATATCGACTTTGCAATTATCCGTGCTGGCTTTGGTAAAAACAACATTGACGCGAAAGCGGTGCGGAATGTAGGCGAATGCGAAAGATTAGGAATCCCATATGGTCTTTACTGGTTTAGCTACGCGCTCACACCAGAAATGGCTAAAAGAGAAGCCGAATATTTGGTTGATTTTATCGGAGAGCACAAGCCTGAGTATCCCATTGTATATGACTTTGAGTATGACACGATAACACACGCTACCAAAAACGGCGTAAGTATCAGTCGCGATTTTGTGCTTAGATGCACCGAAGAATTTTGCCGCACATTGGAAGAACATGAATTTTACGCCATGTTTTATACCAACCTGGATTACTACAGACGCTACTATCAGGCAAGCATAGTTGCTGAAAAGTATGACATGTGGTATGCTAGATATGCAGATTCACCTGGACGCTCCGTAACGTTGTGGCAGAAATCCGATTCAGGAAAGATACCAGGAATCAATGGAAGGGTTGACCTTGACCAAACTGAAAGGGACTATCCGTTTATTATTAAACGCGCCAAGCTTAACAATTGGAGGTAATTACATGCCAGCTATACAAGCCGCTTATAATTGGGCAATCGAAACCTGTGCGAAGGACAACGTAGGATACTCTCAAACATACCGGAACCAGCAAACCGTAAATGGTACTACATACTATGACTGCTCGTCTTTTATATGGTACGCGTTAATTGCTGGAGGTTGGGACTTAGTATCCGTATGGGGCACGTGGCCTTTTACAACGAGCAGTATGGCTGGCGTGTTAAAACAAGTGGGATTTACGAAACACGCCCCGGACATTACATGGTTGCCAGGCGACATTGTCATTAGAACAAGTCACACTGAAATGGTATTTGATACTACAAGAACCATGGGTGCGCACTCAGCAAATGTGCCGCTGGAACAACAGGTATCTATCAACGCTAACGATTCACGAGGCAACTGGTTAGAACTATGGCGGTGGGAAACCAGTGCTACAAATGAATGGATTAAGGGAAATTATTATTTGTCGATTGGAGAAATGCAGAACAACGCTACTATCCAATTTGCGTATTTTATGTCTAAGGGCTGGACAGCCGAAGCCGTGGCGGGTCTACTCGGAAATGAACAAGTAGAATCTACGCTGAACCCAGGAATATGGCAAGATTTAACCCCAGGGGGTGGCTGGGGACTGGTCCAGTGGACACCATCAACAAACTATACCGACTGGGCAGACGCTAACGGCTATGCTCATGATAGCGGAGAAGGACAGATGGAATGGATTGACACACAGACAGTCCCGTCTGGACAATGGATACCGACAACACAATACCCAGAATCGTTCGGCGAATTCAAAGTTAGTACCATGACAC